CTAAATCATCTACAATATTATTAGCATAAACCAGTTTTTCTATAATGGGAACCTTATTTGATTTTGTCCCAACCCATATTTTATCTAATTTGGGGTGTTTTTCAACCTTAAAAAACTCTCGTTCTTTTGTATGTTCCTTATCTAACCATTCGTGGTAATATACTACATATTTTTTCATCATTTCTTGGTGTATTCCTTCTGGCAATTCTATTGCCCCCGTTTTTCTGGCTCGTTTAGTCCCAACAGAGATGCCCTTTGAATTATCTTCTTGTTCTTTTCTGGTAGCAATTCTTAAATTTTCAAGTGTATTGTTTAACGGGTTGCGGTCAATGTGGTCTACACTTATATTTTTAGTTCCTTTACCATTCCCATAACATCCTGTAATTATTTGATGGATAAATAATCCAGCCGAACTACAAATATACCCATTTTGATGTATAAACATGGTTACCTTTTTTCCACCATTTACTGTATTTTCATAATCTAACAAATTTTGATAACTTTGTGGGCATAATTTACAAATAGTATCTTTTTCACAATACATTAATAGATATTCCTTACCATTTTCTTCAATTTTCCAAATTGGATTTTTCATAATGTTGGCATCTTGTCCCATTGTAAAATAATGTCCCTTGTAATAGTCAATTACGTTGTAATTTGCAACTATATTTTTATGATATATATGATAAATAACTACATTTTGCTTTCGTAAATCAAAAGGGTTGTTATTTTTAAATGTATAATGTATAGTTTCATGATAATTAAATATAAAATCTAAATATGTGAATTTTTTATAATTATAACAATAGGATGGGTACATATCAGTATCATTTATGAATGTAAATGGTTTATTAAAATTAATTATGCGGTCTTTATCCTTTAAATCTACCAAATATGTGTTATTATTGTAATTAATCTCGCCACACAATAATTCTTCATTTGTTGAATAAATTGGCTTCATAGTATTATTAAATTTGACATCATAATTAGTAATAATTTGCGGTTCAATTTTTTGTTGTATGTTTTCGCTCATATTATAATTATATAATATGAATGTTTTTAAGTTGTTTTGTATATAATGTATATATGTAAATGAATAAAATGGATAATCCCGCTCAATTGGAATATGCTAATCCACCCATCCCAGACATGATACGTAACACATTATAATTTGTTGCATACACGCGGACTTTGGCAGTCTTTGTGCCTTCAACTGTAGCATTTGAGAGCACAAGTTGGAGTGTAGCGTTGTCAATTCTGGAGAAATTGCAAGTGCCGCTTGGTTGGTGTTCTTCTGGTCGGAGGGCAAACGAATACACATTGATGCCTTCATCGGGGCAACGAGTGTGCGCCTGGTAAGGTTGGACCCAAGAGAAGTAAGTTCCTTCACGCTCAGAGAAGCGGTCTTGTCCGTTCAATTGCAACTTGGCAGTCACGACGGGGTTAAGTCCCCAACAATGCATGTCCAAAGAGGTTTCAGTTAGAACGAATGTGCCGGCATCAGAGACGGTCGAGTTCTCATTGTGTCCATTGGCAGCCAAATCACGAAGTTGGGCAAGAATCGAGGGATCAACACCGGCAGCCTGGGGACCAACCGGAACAGTGGGACCTCCAAAATTGGCTTCATTATAAGGATTCGAATTTCCATGCCAATACCCAGTTAATCCAGCAGGAATTTCAAAGTCTATTGCCCCAGCATCTTGAAAAAGACCACGAGCATCAATGAATGAACGAGAGTCGGCAGCCAAAGACTGGGGACCTCCAAAAGCATGAATTGCATTAGGCAAAGCATCAATTGCGTCTGTGTAATTAAATGGCTGGGCACCAAGAACCTTAAACAATAAAGCATCGCACACAAGAGAAGAACAATAATCCACATTCTGATCAGGCTGGACAACCCAGATTAGTTCCTTGACGGGATGATTAAAGTTAAGCTTAATCTTATTGGAAGAAGAACCAACAGATTCATCACCTGTGAATTGAAGCTGTGTAATCAAATATTCATGGGGATTTTGGGCAAATCGTCTACGTTCGTCAGTATCTAAAAACACATAGTCAACATATAAAGAAGCGGCAACCAACGATTGATTGTATGCAATTGCAGCAGGAACAGGGCGTCCAGGGGCATATTGGTTAGCAGCATACTGAGAGCCAACATTGGATGCTGCGCTCAAACCAATTGGATTAGCACCTCCACTGTTGCAACTTAAAGTAGTAACTGCCCACAAACACTCATCAATTGGTCTAATATCAAGATTTATTTTGACTTCATGATATTGAAGAGCAATCAAAGGCAAAGCAAGTCCGGGATTTGTGCAAAACCAAAACTGAAGAGGCACATATAAAGTGGTCTCTGGAAGAGCATTGCGGGGAGCACACACTTGGCGGGGAGCAATAGAATCACAAGGACCATCCACTTCAGAAAAGGAAGGATCAGTAATAAATGTTAGCTGAGTAACATTACCAATCATCTTAAAATACCCACGCTGTTGTTCAGCAGTCATGGTAAGTTGGTTCCAAATATGCATCCAATCACCATACTGGCGGTCAATTCGCTGACCTCCAATTTCAACTTCAACCTGAGCAATTAATTGTTCTCCAGGAAAATCCAACCAACGAGCATACACACCAGAACCAACACCCAATGAAAAAGCAGCAATACCCATAAGTTGGTTAATTTCTGGCAATGTCACCTGTAAATAAGTTCTATAAGCCAAATCACCATTTCTGCTAATTGTGCATTGAACTCTTCTTCCAAAATCTGCTTGACCATTGAATGTTTGTTCAATAGATTCAATAGCAAAATTGGTATATCTGCGATACGTCACTTTCCAAAAAGTAATCTGAGGATTTCCAGTTAAATAGACATCTTGAGCACCATAAGCCACCAATTGCATTAATCCACCACCCATTTTATATATTCCTTAAAGAAAAAAAAATATGTAAATTACATTAATTATATTGTAATGTAATTTAACGTTCCCTACACAATTAATTATTTAAATAATTAATATTTGTATTGTCCTTCACGAATATGGATAAATAATCATCTTTAAAAAATTCCTTTTTCCCTTCATGATTTTTGGTAAATATATAAGATTTTTTCCGTTTTTTTATTACCCAACCATCATCTAAAGCATTATACATAAATATCATTTTTTGAATAGTCACATTATCTATTTCTAAATTATTTTCTACTTTTATTTCTATATCCATTAATTTACTAAATGAAACTAAAATATATATTTTAACTATTTAATATTATATATTTAAATTAGTAATTAAATAATATACTTAATATTATGTATATTATTTATGCCATCTTTTAAACCAAAAGCTATTAAAAAAATACGTATTTGTAAAAAATATACTACAACATTAGACGGCAAACATAAAGAATTTATTAATGAATTTACTAAAGATGAACACGATACTATACCCCGTTTAAAAGAAGAGTTACATAGTCTTAAAACTCAAATAAAAAACGATTTACATTTACAAATTGAACAAAAAATGGAAATAAAAGATAGAATAAAAGAAATCGCTGAATATATCAAAGAACTAAAAAATAAAAAAAATAATTATTTTTTAGATAATTCTAAATATATTTTTGAATATTTTGAAAATAAAAAAAATATTAATAATATCGATACTTCTTCTACTAAAACTGTAACTTCAAAAAATAATATACTTTTTAATATTTTTAAAATTAAAAAAACAGAAATCATTGATGATGATACAAATGCTATTAATTCTACAGAAAACAAAAACAAAAATATTGTTCAAAAATATTTGGCAAATATTGATGAATCCTTTTTAGACATGAATTCATTTATACGTTCTACAGATATTTGTCAGTCTTGTTATAAAGGAGAGCTTATACCTTTAGATGATGAAGGCGTCTTAATATGTAATTTATGTGCCGTAAATATACCTTATTTAATTGAAAATGAAAAACCATCTTATAAAGAACCCCCAAAAGAAGTTTGTTTTTATGCTTATAAAAAAATAAATCATTTTAAAGAAATATTATCTCAATTTCAAGGAAAAGAAACTACACAAATACCCGATGAGGTAATTATTCAAATACAACTGCAAATTAAAAAAGAACGCATTAGTATTCAACACTTAACCCATCATAAAACAAAGGAAATTCTCAAAAAGTTGAGCTTTAATAAATATTATGAACATATTGCATTTATTAAAAATAAAATGGGCATTAAACCTCCAGTGTTTAGTCAAGAATTAGAAGACACGTTATGCAATTTATTTATGGAAATTCAAGCACCTTATGCTAAAACATGTCCTGATTATAGAGTTAATTTTTTAAACTATTATTATGTATTGTTTAAATTTTGCGAATTATTGGGAGAAACTACTTTTTTAGGAGACATTCCGTTATTAAAAGATAGAGAAAAACTAATTGAACAAGATGAAACCTGGAAAAAAATGTGCGTTGAGTTAAATTGGGAATTTATACCAACCGTGTAACATGTAACTATATTTAGGTATTTTTGGGTATATTAAACTATATATTAAAAATTGATTTAAAAATATTATATTATGTTATATATATATATAACTAAAAATGGGTAAATACAGTTGCGAAAAGTGCGGGAAAGAGTTTAACCAAAAATCTCACTATACAACACATACTAATAAAAAAAATCCGTGTGTTGTTGAAAGTAAAATAAAAGAAATGATAGATAATGCTGTTAAAGAAAAATTAATTGAAATTAAAAAAACTTTTCCAAGCGACATAATTAACAATATTGAAATTGTTTATGATAATAAACTCGTTAAAGATGTTCCTACTAAAAAAATACCCATTTTAAAACCAATTTTAAAATGGGTTGGTGGAAAAACACAAATAATAGATAAACTTATTACGGATTTTCCAGTTGAAATAAATAATTATCGTGAAGTATTTTTAGGAGGAGGTAGTGTTTTATTAACTTTATTATCTTATGTAAAAAGTGGAATTATAAAGATACATGGGAATATATATGCGTATGATTTAAATGAACCATTAATTTATATTTACAAAAACATTCAAACACACCATAATGAATTATATGATGTAATGCAAACTATTATTACGGATTTTAACGAATGTGTAAATGGAGAAATAAATAGAACGCCCACAAATATAGCAGAAGCAAAAATCGCAAAAGAAAATTACTATTATTGGATAAGAAGTGAATATAACAAATTATGCTTAACCGATAAAAAAAGTATATTAGGCTCTGCTATGTTTATATTCTTAAATAAAACTTGTTTTAGAGGTGTATTTAGGATTGGTCCAAAAGGATTTAATGTTCCATACGGACACTATAACAATCCAGAAATTATAAATAAAGAACATTTAGAAGAAATACATAATTTAATTCAAAATGTAGTATTTGAATGCTGTAATTTTAATACATCACTAACAATTGTAGAACCGAATGATTTTGTATATCTTGACCCTCCATATGCTCCCGAAACAGATACTTCATTTGTAGGATACACTGAAAATGGGTTTAACATAGAAAACCATAACAATTTATTTAAATTAATACACATTTTAACCTATACAAATAAAAAAATAATGTTAAGTAATGCTGATGTGAGTTTAGTGCGTGAAAACTTTACAAATGAAAAATATAACACATTATCAATTTTATGTAAAAGGTCAATTAATTCCAAAAATCCAGACGCAAAGGCAAAAGAAGTTATTATAAAGAATTATTAAACCATGTATCAAATGTTTCAAAATAGTTTTCATCGTCACCAAATAAAACCGCAATATTATTTTCATTAAATATTGTATTTAATATTGTATATTTTTTTTCATTTGAAATAATTTTATTTTTCAAAAACTCACTTACACAAAATCCATAAAACACCTCAAACTCTACACCCAAAACTAATTCATACTCTCTTTTAAGCGAAGGTCCAGACCATAATTTAGGTTCTACCGAACCACTAACATTTTGTTCCTTTTTTTCTAATATTTTTATTACTTTTCTACCGCTTGTATATTCAATAATATACGCTTCATCGGGGCATCTAAACAACTCAATATTGTATTTATTTTTCATATACATTTTTAGTCCATTTTGTAATACAAACACGATTGTTTTATCTTCAACTGTTTTTGATAAATAATAGTCATATGCTTTTTTGGAGTTTTTTGTAAAACTATTTTTGGTGTATCCCATTTCTAATAATCTTTGCTGATTATTCGTTTTTTCTTCAAACATTTTCCCATAATAATTTGTATTCGCACCACCAGCACCAGTCCCCTTATTGATAATTATTAATTGCGTATTTTCTTCTGTTGCGTTTAATTCACTCATCTTTATATAATAATTTGTTTAAGTATTACAATTCAATTTTTTATCATATGCCTACCCATAAAAGTAATGATTATAAATCAACAGCAGTTAATTTTTTAAATTATTGGGAGAAACTCGATATTCTGTTATTAAAAGATAGAGAAAAACTAATTGAACAAGATGAAACCTGGAAAAAAATGTGCGTTGAGTTAAATTGGGAATTTATACCAACCGTGTAACTTGTAACTATTTTTATTTTTCTATATTGATTGTAAGTAAATCATTTAATATGTGTTATTTAAAATAACATATTATTTAAAAATGAAACAAAAAACATATGTTAGACGTTTAAATACAATTGAAGAATGTAAAATATATCATGTAAAACAATACATTCATAATAATGCAACTATACGTCAAAATCATCCGTTAAATACTTGTTTGGAACATATTAAAAACTTATATGCATTAGACGATGCTGTCAAAAATATTATTTATAATATGTCGCATGATGAAAAAATGCATATCATAATAGAATATGATAATAATTTACAATCCATATTAAAAAATATGGCAACCTAAAAATATGATATATATATATATATATATATAAAATGTGTTTTAATTATAAGGTTTCATTGTTTACATTTACTATCGGAATACTATTTTCTATTATTTTAATAAAATATGGAAATATAAAATATGCCATTGAAAATAAAGTATCTGGAATATTTTTAATGTTTATTTCATGCATACAATTCATGGATTTTTTATTTTGGATTGATTTACAAAATACATTAGGAATTAATAAAATAACAACTATATTAGGACCCATATTAAATGTAGCACAACCAACTATATTGTATTTAATTAAATTATATTACTATAGACCAAATATTGCAACACTTTATAATTATAATCTACCTATAGCTATTTTAAACTTGGCATATTTTATTTACTTTATTATAATTTATATAAAATTCTTAACAACTAACAAATTAACGACTGGAACAACAAATGGTCATTTACATTGGGCTTGGATTAAATATACAAATCCATATTTTTATTTAATTGTATTTGCAATTAATATATTTTATTTGTTTGATTTTAAATATGCATTTACATTATTTATTATTACCTACTTGTTTTTAGCACTAAGTGTAAAATATTTTCATTACAATGCTGGCGAATTATGGTGTTTTTTTGGTTCTTTTATTCCGTTAATTATGTGTTTTGTGTCATTTTATATATAACCTTTTAGACTTCTTAGACTTCTTAGACTTCTTAGACTTCTTAGACTTCTTAGACTTCTTAGACTTCTTAGACTTCTTAGACTTCTTAGACTTCTTAGACTTTTTGTTCATTCTTCCGCCACTACTTGTCGGTGGCCAGTCAGACACGCCGGTTGGAGAGTCTATATCTAAATCATCCATAGTTAATGGAGGAGGAGTTATATAATCTATTTCGTCAACTATTTCATCATTAGGTATGGTATAGGGTTGTATTTCATCATTAGACTGAAATTTTTTTACAGTTTCGGATGGAGTATAACTTATTAAATAATCATTCACCTTTTCATATGGGACATTTAATCTTTCAAGTTCTACAATTTGTTCCTCAGTAAATTCGTTATATCTCATTTGTCGTTTTTCATCTTCTGTATAACCACCGCGTTGATTAGAACGCTTAGATGTTCTTATTTTTACCATATATTATATTATATTTAGATAAAAAATATAATATTTATATTATTCGTCAAAAATCCAAATAACCCAACTTTATTGCGGCAGCTTGTTTTTCAAATACACTATTTTTCTCTTGATTAATATAAAAGACAACAAAATGCCTTGCAATGAATTCTGTAGTACTGCTGGTAGAAGATGAGCAAGAACGTTGCTCATTGGTACTCCCATTCGGGTACTATGGGGGTCCCATTGGGTAAAACATTTGATGGCACTGGATGACCGACATTATATATCTTAATGACGCGAGTATCTCCGAAAACGCTTAATGTCACAAATGAATCAGAAGTCATAACAAATTTTCCAGTGCAACTTATCACATTAAACTTATATATTGGGTTAGGAACCTGTGTAGTTATAGGATAAGAATAATATGTACCATAGTTTTCTAATAAGATATTTGGACAAAATGTGATAGTTCCTACATTATCAATGGACAACACACAACTTGAACTATTATAATATTTTTCTTTTGCATTAGGGTTATTAACAATCAGTCTTTCAACTAGTATCTTACCAATTGTTTGAGTATTGCTAATTAGGTTATTACTATATTCTTGAATTGTATTTACACTAGGAGAATTAACACCACGAAATTGATAGACACCATCACTACGAGTATATGAACAAACAAGGGCGAGAGACATATATATTACATAAATATAATAATATATACAAAAATAATAATTTTATATATTTATATACTCGTATGTTTTACAAGTTGATAGGATTAACATGCCAAGAAATCAACCAAATAAAAAATCCTTTAATAAAAGAAGTCGTTGTTGAAGAGGTAGAAGTAGAATTTGAAAAACCAAAGGTAAAAAAATTGAGAATAGTAAAACCTAAAAAGAATTTGGTAAATGTTGAAGAAGAACCCGTATAAATATTATATTTTGTTAGTTATTATTATATTATTTTTTAACTGATTTGGATTTTTTAATGTATAATCGTTTTTTTGTTTTATTATTGCCCCCACTTGTTACTGTAAAATCAGTCCAAGGTTGGTGTGGTCTATCTTCTAAATATTCTCTTAAATAATCCCATTCCATATGTTCATTACAAAACTTATTTTTATCAAATGGGGTTCCACAAGAACAACCCCAACGTAAAGAAAAAGACATATTTTTAGCCATTTGTGTATCACATACATTTCCATCTACTGCCCCTCTGGGCTGATATGGTTTTGGTCTTGAAGGGTCAGACATATATTCTCGTGCATCCATTTCATAATGAGAGCAACATGTTCTCGAGCATGGATTTTCTTTTTTTAAATATACATCATAATGGTCTGCTAATATTTTTTGTGCAATATCCAAATTTAATTTTCCCTTGTGTTCATCCATTAATTCACTTAATCTAACACGGCGTGCTCCTTGATGTCTTCTAATATCATCGAACCCTGTATTAACACACTCTAAATTTCGTATGCGGGGGTCATATGGCGCATTAAAACCGATAAAATATCCATTTTTGGTTCTTTCTGTATTATGAAACCGCAAACCCAATTCAATACGCATTATTTCATTTGTATTTATATCTCCAAATAGCCATGAATTTGCATAATCCCCAGAATTTCCATCTAATAACATTGTTTCATACTCGTCCAATGTATTACCATATTGCATTGCATTTCTAATGCGACATGAAATAGGAATATTATTTGTATACGCAACAAATCCGCCAATTGTGGTTTCAGTGCCAATAATTCCTTTAGATGTAACAAAAAAATCTGTTCCAGACCATATCCAGCCAGGAAACCCATTCATTAATATACGATTCCCTTTTTCTGGTTTTAAATCAATTACATATTTAGCCAACTGTCCATCTACAAAATTAGAAAAATTATTATGTGCAACTACTATTTTTCCATCGGCGGTCCAATCTCCAACAGCAATAAATGCACTGCATCTTTCTTGTGTTCCGCCTCCTTCTTTAGAAGCAGGCATATTAGAAACAGATACTCCCTTTAGGGCAACAGATTCTTCTTCAGGCATATTAGCCCACCATCCCTCTGTCAATGTAAAATAATTATTCCAAGCAATAACTGCATCAACTGTCATATTTGCGCCTTCTGCGAATCCTACCATTTCTTCATAAAATTCTGGGAATTGTTCTTTAATTTTTGGACTAAAATATTTTTTCGCAGCACCAATAAAAAAATCCCATTTTACTCCAAAATCATTATATATAATATAATCTAATATTTTGTTTACTTGTTGCATATCTTTAGCTATTAATTTACCATATGCAACCCCTCGTTCTTTAGGCTTGCCTTTAATTGAAATATATACCCATCCATTCATGTCTCGCCGAATGCCGTTTTTTATTTTACGAATGCCGTTTTTTATTTTAATAGATGACATTATAATAGTATAACTAAATATTATTTATTTATTTTTGATACTTATATTATACTATAATATAGTATAAGTATGTCGTCGTTTTTAACAGCCATTTCTATTAATCAAGCTGATTTTATAAAATCAATGGCAATATTTTATTTATTATTAATTGCGAATTATGTGGGAAATAGTTTATTTACATGTTTTCAAATAAAATTTATTAGTTCTCATAAAATGATACAATTAATGTTTGCATTTTTTTTATTTTATTTTTTAGTTACCCTGGTTTCTAATACTGGTAACCTACAGTTTACGCCTCCAATTGAAAAATTTTTATATTCAACTGTATACTTTGTTGCTTTTATTATATTGATGCGTTTAAATATTGTAATCACAAGTATTGTTTTAATATTTATTTTTATACTATATTTTATAGAATTAAACAAAGAATTTTATTTAGATAAAAGTAAAATAAATAATAATGCAGAAGTAAACCAAGATAACAAACATAAATACTGGGTAACTCTTGATTATCCTTTTAAAATAAGATTATTTCCTATTAATTCTACACATTTTTTAAATATAAGTATTATAGAAAAAATAATATATTATATTATTATTGTGTTGGTTTTATTCGGGTTTATATCGTACGGTGGAGAAATAAAAGATAGTTTACAATACAAAAAAAACATAACATGGTTTGATATATTTATGGATACAGATATATGTAAAATAAAAACAAATAAATCCTTTTGGAATTACTTTAAAACTGGACTAGGGATACGTTAAAAAAAATAACCTCTCTTTTTGCGTGTATTTTTATTTTTGTGTTTATTTTTGTGTTTATATTGTGTTTTATTATTTTTATCATTTTTATTATTTGTATTATTTGCATTATTTTTATTATTTTTATCATTTTTATTATTTTTATCATTTTTATTATTATCATTATCTGATGGTCTATACCGCAAAAAATATTCTTCATATTCTGCCGAATTTGGTTTATTTTTTAATTCTAAAAATTTGTTAGATTTATTAGCTCGCATTTCTTCAATTGTTTCTTGATGTCCTATACAATTAATGCTAAACCGTTTTAATAACCCAGTTTGAGATAATCTATTCTTCTCTTGCACTTCAAATAAATAAGTAGCCATACATAAAATGCGGTCCTTATTATAATATGGTCTATTTGCATATAAAAATGCTAAATAAAAACTAAGCATTGTATCGATTGTTGCGATTTTTACATCATACCCAGATTCTTTAATAATATTATAACTATGACATGCCAGTGGTTCATAAATAAATAATACAGTATCTTTATTTACTTTAATTTCATAATTGGGAGCAATTATTTCTCCTATTCCAGGACGTTTAATAATCTTAACATTGGTAATTCCAATATCAGTTAACCGTTCTTTTACTATATTCGCCGTTATTAACGGGTCTTCTGATAAAACATCAAAATCAGGAATTTTAGACATTTCTTGTTTTACTTTTGAGGGCATATATTTAGAATATAATGATAGTGCGTATCCACCAAAAAACACAACCCCCTGATCTATTAATGTATGTTGAATATTATCGTAAATATTGGTTGTCTGAGTCTCATTCTCCATTTTGCGTTGAAAATTCATTTTATTACATTGTTTACTAGAAAGTGGATAATATTTATTTAATAATATTAAACGTTTTAATACCTTTTCCCATCTACTCACATCTCCAGACGGTCTAGATAATTCTAAATACATGCCCATTCTAAGAAGATTTGGAGGAGCATAAAGTATTCCTGAAACCATTACGGATTCGGTTTTAATAGCATTAAATAATTCTTTAGGCATATAACTTATATCTGCTACTGGTATAAAATTAACAAATACCTTGTATGTTCCATGATGTTGTCCAGATTTAGCTTCTACTTCAATAAATCCATAACCAACATATATATCAACAAGTTCTTTTGCATCCTTAAGTGCATTAAAACTATAAAAATCGTAGTCTGGAATTTCAATATCTTTATTATAAAATTGGTCTTGTTTGGGTAACAAATTATTAATTGCTGTTCCACCGTAACAAATTAATTTCTTTTTTCTTAAAAAAGCTTCAACAATAGAAATTATTTTTTTTATTTCTGGCGAATTCGCTATATTTTTACCTTGTTTAACTTCTGCATTATCAACCGCATGGCGTAAAATCACCAACTCGCAATCACTAAATGTTAAGCCTTTACATATATCGTTTTTCGGCATCTATATATAATATATGGTTCTAAAATAAACCTATATTTTATTCTAGATAGGACTTGAACCTATATATCCCAGTTAAACTGATAACTTTCCATTAAGTCACTAGAACATACTAGCACAATGTTGATAAGCCATATATAATTTATTATGAAAAATATTTATATTGTTAATTATTATGGGCATTTTAAATGTTAAAATGTGTTAAAAAAAGTAAATGGTGTAAAAAGATTTAAACATTGTTTCGCGTAGCGGTTTGGCTAAACCTTTTACAGCGTAGCGGAAAGGTTTATGGTTTATATATTAAATTTATAAAAATCAGATTCTATTGTTCTTGTAGCATATGATACCTCTGGATTTTGAGGAGGAGGCAATGGAATGGTTATCGGAATATAGCGTAGTCGTTCAGGCTTTAAAACAAACGCAGTGTTATTTTGATTAAAAAATAAATCGTTTTCTTCCACATTTATATCTATTAATTGATATCTCATTGCCAATAATTGACATCCAGATTCTCGTAAAACAACAGAACTCGGATTTTCTGGATTTGCCCCCTTATCTGGCATTCCTATTGTCATTGCCATTTTATTAAATTCTATTAATTCATTTAAATCATGACTATATTTAATATCATAATAATGAAGTGCCCTCATAAATACAGAATTACTCGTCATGTTAACATATTCGTAAAATTCTGGAGATTCTAAATATGCATTATTTGTTTTATCGACAATAATAATAACTTTATTTGTGAATTCTAATAATTCCACATTTCCCAAATTTCTACCATGGTTTTCAAAACTATATTTTTTGTCTAATAAAATAGAATTATATGACTCTAATATTTTTGCAAAATTATTATACATTGTTTGATTTACGCTTTTAATACGAAAATGCAGTATTATTGGGTCTGTTGGATTAGGCGAGGTAGAACCCGAAAAAGCATAATCTCGTATAATTGGCATAATATCAGAAAAATTAATGTAATTAAATGTTTCTTTAATATAAAAATTATCGGTGGTCGATGTTGCAACTACCGGTTGGTCATTTATTGAAAATATTTCAAAATCCAATCCTCGAATGCCTTGTTTTAATATATTTTTTAATACACATGTATCAACAAAATCGTTTTTATAATCTCCTCCACTACAACAATTATATGCAGATTTAATATAATAATCTTTCAGTGTATATTTAAAATTTTCAAGTGTTGAACTAATAGATGTTATATTTCCATTTAAAGTTCCATAGTTATTTTCCATTGCAATACATTCCCGTTTTTTTAATTGAGAATAATAACTATAATATATAATAACAACTATAATAATAATAAAAGATATAACAGAAATAATCACTATACTAGTAGAGTCGTTTATATTTGAAATAGTTGCATGTATGTTTTTTATAGACATATCCATTGTTATAATATATACATAATAATAATATAAATAAATATAAATATAATAATTATAGTTGTATATATATAATTATACATGCCTGGTGGATTAATGAATCTTGTAACTGCAGGTCAACAAAATATAGTTCTTAATGGTAACCCATCTAAAACTTTTTTTAAATCTACCTATCGACAATATACAAACTTTGGACTGCAAAAGTTTCGAGTTGATTTTGAAGGTTCTAAAACACTGCGTTTATCGGAAGAATCAACATTTACATTTAAAATGCCCAGATATGCCGATTTATTAATGGATTGTTATATATCCGTTGCGTTACCAAATATTTGGAGCCCAATATTACCACCACAACAAATAACCGAGCAATCAACGTCACAAGGGCTTGGAAATATAGAACAATGGGCACCCTATGAATTTAAATGGATTGAAAATATTGGGGCAAAAATGATTTCCAAAATAAGTATAACTTGTGGTAATTATACATTGCAAGAATATTCAGGGGATTATTTATTAGCATCTGTTCAGCGTGATTTTACAGCAGAAAAAAAGGATTTGTTTAATATAATGATTGGACACGTTCCTGAATTAGTCGACCCTGCAAATTCTAATTCTCGTGTCAATTCTTACCCCAATGCGTATTTCGATAATACAATTGCAGGACCGGAACCATCCATAAGAGGAAGAATATTGTATATACCATTAAATAATTGGTTCAGTTTAAAATCGCAAATGGCATTTCCTCTAACATCATTGCAATATAATGAATTACATATTAATGTCACATTTAAACCAATTAATCAATTGTGCATTATTCGAGATGTATTTGATGCAACAAATAATTATCCATATATTTCTCCTAATTTTAATTCATGGTATATGCAATTTTATCGTTTTTTACATCCTCCGCCAGATATTTCTATAGGGTATGATTCTTATACAGACCAAAGGAGCATATGGAATGCAGACATAAATTTAAATTGCACATATTGCTTTTTATCAAATGAAGAAGAACGGATATTTGCTTTACAAGAACAAAAATATGTTATTAAACAAGTTCATGAACGTGTTTTTCCAAATGTTACTGGTCCAAATAAAGTTCAATTGGATTCTATTGGTATGATTTCTAATTGGCTATTTTATTTTCAAAGAAGTGATGCTAATTTAAGAAACGAATGGTCGAATTACACCAACTGGCCATATAATTACTTACCATTAAATGTAATTCAAGCCCCAACGATTGGACAATATACTATATATAGGACAGATTCAACCGGTTCCTTTATTCCTATTAATATTGGTCCAGGCGTAAATCCAGATGGTAATTTAACCGGATTATTAATAAACCAAACATATAATCCACAAAATATAAAAAACATTCTTGTTGCCATGGGTGTTTTATTAGATGGCTCTTATAGAGAAAATATACAAGTTGCTGGAGTATTTGATTATATTGAAAAATATATAAGAACCTCGGGAAATGCTCCTTCAGGGCTGTATTGTTACAACTTTTCAATCAATTCAAACAATGCGGATATGCAACCATCTGGCGCCATTAATATGAGCAGATTTACTCAAATTGAATTAGAATTTACAACGATTATACCGCCATTAGACCCATTGGCGCAAAGTTTAACAGTATGTGACCCAGAATCTGGAAGCATTATCGGTGTAAATAAACCAACATGGCGCATTTATGATTATAATTTTGATATGCATTTGTTTGAAGAAAGAATCAATGTTATACATTTTATCGGCGGAAATGTAGGTATGGTTTATGCTACATAAAAATAAAATAAATCTTTATGTATAATAATGTATTAAACAAATTTAAAATTGAATTAAAATATTTATACAAATAAGAATGCAAGAAATGAACAAAAAAGGTTCGGCATGTTCTATTAATGGAAAAAAATATGAATTAGAAGTTCATAATGTAGTTAAAAAATGTAAATTAAACGAACATCATTTTAATACGCAACTTGAAAATGAATTAGGCGGTTGTTGTTCTAAAAATGACATTGAATGTAATATGAATTCAGTAAAAGACGTACCAATTGAAATAAAAAAAGCAAACACGCCTGATTGGATGCAGTGTTCTTTAAAATATATAAATAACAATTGGATAGGAAGTTCAAAAAATAAAATACCAGAAACTTCTAAAAAAATATTTGAGGAACTTATGTCAAATATTGTATTATTTAATGGAAACATTCCACCTTTTATGCTAAAAGATATAACACACGAAGAATGGGTAAAAATAAAAAATGAAACAAATGATTACAATGATACTTACATTGATTGTCCTAATGATACTATAAAAAAATTATATAGTGAAAAAGGTTGCATGTATATACAAATATCTGGCAAAGGATTATATCATTTAGGTAATGATGTGTGTGATTTTAAAGTTCCTGAATTCATATGTGTTCAGCAATTGAGAGTGAGAACTAAAATACACACAAGAAAAAATAAAAAAGGGTTTTGTAAATTATCTGTTACAATTGCATGTCAACCCAAAAATATTAAAGAATTGGTAAATAGTGAATATAGTTTGGATAATCAAATGAAATTACCAAATAATTTAGTTTATGCCGATACTACTTAGAAATAATAATTATTTCAGATGAGGTTTTAGTTGTATTCATACTATAGCTCCAATTAACATCAATTATTATATATTTTTTATACATATTTCTAATATGCTCACAATTGTTATATGTAATAATCCATTTTTGTTTTGTATTTAACAAATCAAATAATAATTGGTGATTAAACCCTTCATGCATATCTCCATTATTTCCATATAGTTTTGATTTTTTTTCTAAATAATAAGGAGGGTCTAAAAACATTAATGCATTGTCGTGTATAAAAGCATTTATAAAATCATAAAAATCACTATTGTAAATTTCAATATTCGTAAAATCAAGTGCTTCTATTTTATTTATTGATGATGGAGTAAATCTTTTACTGCTTGCTTCTTCTGAAAACCCGCCGGATAAAGTTGAACCACTAAATGAACATCTATTTATAATAAAATATTGAATAGATTGTTGTAATACATTATCTTTTACATCCATAATTGTATTTCTATAATCTGTAAATTGTTCTTTTGAAACTGTTGTAATCTTTCTTAACTCTTCGCATAGTATATTTTTATTTATTTTCACTTGTTTCCAAAAATTATATAATGGTGTAAATTTATCATTTACTATTAATTTTAATCCATATTTATTTTGTAAATAAAATTCAAATGAACCTCCGCCAAAGAAAGGCGAAATAATAGTGTCAAAACATGTTATATCAAAATGTTGTAAAATAACATTATCAATAATTTTACATGCTCTTGTTTTTCCTCCTGGATATCTAAGTGGTGATATATTAGTGGTATAAATCGAAAGGCTATAAATCGAAAGACTATAAATCGAGCTATTACTTATATTATTTTTTGCATTAAGTAATTTTATTAATTCTTCTTTACATTTTGACTTATATTTAGTTATTCCTAATTTATCACAATTAACAAAGAGTTCTTTTTTAGTCAATTTATCTAATTCCATTTTTGCTATTTTGGTAGTTGTTTAGCATTCGTTTAAATCAATTTTATATTTAATTTAATTTGTTAAAAGAAAGGTCGAAACTAATATATTATAAAAGAACTTAAAGAGCGAACTAACATATATTATAAAAGAACTTAAAGAACAGCGTTTGAAGGAGTTGGTCCAGTATTATAAAATAACCCTGTTGCTGTAATTGTTGTTGGATATGTTGGTAATTCTATAATTTGTTTTTCAGTTGGTCCATAATTATCCGTTCTTTTTTTATTATATAATCGCAATCCTTCATTAAAACTTTGTGTCCATATATCGTAACCTTCGTATGGACGTTTTTGTTGGACTGGAACAATTTTTTCAAATGTGGTTCCATACCCAGTAGTTAAAGAACTATAATGCAATCCTTGATTTGAACTTAATTTACCACTATCTTCATATGCGCTTACAACTGGCATTTGCGGGTGTTTTGGAGGCACGCAACCAACACAATCTATATCAGACGTGCATTGGTCTCGGGTTATCGCACATTGTGATTTAGGACCACAAAAATTTTTACAACTATATATATCATTTAAGGGCATATTTACAGTATGGCTATATTCATTTATAAACCCATCTGTAGTGGGTGTAAAATATAAATAAATTATAAATAATAACATTGTATATAACATTGTGTATAACATTGTACATTTAAATTTCATATTATTTATATAATATATATTATTATTAAAATTTAATATATATTAATTATAACTATAACCAATGTCTGATATGAGTTCAATTGATGAAAAAAAAGAACCAGTTGTTAGTCCAACAAATTATACATTGTTTATAATGAATTATATTATAAGTATTATAATTACTATAGGAATACTTATTGTGTTGATTGGTTCTTTGGGGTTATATACAACTAAAGTTGCACAATCCAATATTTTACCAGATAATATAAACCTTGCCCCATATACTGATATTGCACGTGATATTAAAGAAATGGCGATTGATATGAATATTATGAAAGATAGAACATGGACGGGTAAACTAACAAATATATATTCTCAAAAGGCTTATTTTAATGAGAAACAGTATATAGCCAATTTTAAGGATACATTAACAGGTTCGGCATTGAATTCTTTAAAAGAATGGTCTGAACCAACTAATGGAATAATTGCAAATCCCGCTCTATATTTGTCTCAAATTTATAATTCATTAATTGCAAATAATTTTGCATTTATAAATACTGTTTTTTTATACTTAAGTTACTTTCCAGAATGGACAATTATGCTTTTATATGGTTTTTTTGGATTTTTTATTTGGATGGCTCTATATTTGTTTAATTTTTGTGCGAGTATTCTATATCATTTTACAAATATATTGAATTTATTTAGAACCACGTTATCCGGCGATAATACAAAATGGGAAACAAATGCAACTGTATCATTGTTTGGATTTAATAGAATCACAAAATGGATTTGTTTTTGGTTTTTATGGTGGTGGTTAGCATTTATATCTATCTTTCTTACTCCAATTATAACTTCATTGCTCGCACTCATTTCTCCTTTACAAGCAAGTTATAAAATAGATATAAAATCGAAAAAAAAAATGGGAATACTTGATTTTATAACAGACACAATTGTATATAAAAAAACATTTATTTTCATATTAGCTACAATTAGTTTACTATATAATTCTATAACCATTTTAGGGGCACAATCGTTAATCGGAGTTATTGTTGCTATTATATTTTCTTATTTTATAGGGTTATATACTCAGACGATTCCAGAATTAAATGATATTACCAATTTTTCACAAAATTTAGCAAATCAAACTGTTATACAGGCAAAATTAGTTAAACTAACAGGCGGAATGTTAAAACATAATAAATAACGTAATATAAAACAATTTAAATATAATATAATTATAACGTAACATATGGAACATAAAAATAAAAATAAAAATAAAAATAATAATAAAAATAAATCTATGCCGCTTGTTAGTATATGTACTCCTACTTTTAATAGAAGACCGTTTATTCGTTACATGATTGAATGTTTTAATCATCAAACATATCCAAAAAACCGGATTGAATGGATTATTATTGATGATGGAACAGACCCAATAGAAGATTTAGTAAAACATATACCCCAGGTAAAATATTTTTATTATCAAGAAAAAATGATGCTTGGACAAAAACGTAATATCATGCACAGTAAATGTTCTGGAGATATTATTGTTTATATGGACGATGATGATTATTACCCTCCCGAACGCATTTCTCATGCAGTAGAAACACTGCAACAAAATCCTACCTTTTTAATTGCAGGTTGTAGCGAAATGCATATTTATTTTAACACTGAAAATAAAATGTATGCATTTGGTCCATATGCCCCATTTCATTCAACGGCTGCAACATTTGCCTTTAAAAAAGAACTACTTAATAGTACAATATATGATAATGCTACAGCATTAGCAGAAGAAAAACATTTTTTAAAAAATTATACAATCCCATTAAAACAATTAGACCCATTAAAAACAATATTAGTTTTTTCACATCAACACAACTCTCTAAATAAAGAAAAATTGCTGACTAATAAAACATTTAGTAAATGTTCTGATTCTTTATATACAGTCGACCATTTTATAACAAATCCAATACTAAAACAATTTTATATGATAGATATGAATGCACTGTTACAATCATATGAACCAGGCAGATTAGAAAATAAACCTAAGATTGTAGAGCAACTTGCAAAAATGGAAGAAATGCGTAATGCAAAAATAGCAGACCATGCAAAAAAAATAAACTTGATAAATAATACTATTATACCTTGTCCACCCGATAACGACGTTGCATCGTATATAAAAACTCTCAAAAATAATTACGAAACACAACTTTCAGATAAAACATATTTAATTAACGAGTTATTAAAAAAAATTAAAACACTAACAACTGAGTTATCTAAATATAATAATTAAATAACAATTTAAAGATTAGTTACATCATAATATATAATATAAGCAAAAATGTTCTTTCATGATTATATGAATAATAATGCAAATGAGATTGATTGTACATCAATAGATTCAAAAATGAAAGCATCTCATGGGGTTAAATTAGAGGATAAAAATTTCGTAAAGTTTGTGAAAAATGTGAATAAAAAATGGAATGATGGAAAGCATTATAAAAATATAATCATTGAAGCACATGGAAGTGGTAATATCGGGTCCAGAATTAAGAATGCAGTATCGGGACATCATACATCCGTAATAGTTGGCAGTAAAGATGAAGGCATGTTTTTTGCAGTATCGGATTGTTCTGGTTATAATGGTAGACGAGAACCATTAAACTTATATTATGATAGTCCGGAGCAATATGAGAATCATTTTTTTGTAAATTTGGATTCTTCAATTAAGGAAGAATGGAATAAAAGATATGTAAAATGTTAATTAATTTTTTTGTAAATATAATTATATAATTATATAATTATATAATTATATAATATGTTTGCTAACCAAATTAGATCGTCTGTTTCTACTAACGTAAATTTTGAGAGACAGAATAAAAATATAATTGTTAGCAACCTTGTTGACGCCGATTTTCAAACAATGACGTTTCTATCAAATTCGGTTTATAAACTTGTTCATTTTGAAATACATGTGCTTTATAATGGTTTTGTTAATAAAATATCCAGTTATTCAATTACTTTACTTATTGATAAATGGATTAAATTATCTCAAGCACATAATCGTTCTACTACTAACAGCGACTCTGGTAAGTTTGTTGCGTTTAATTCTGACATTTGGGATAATTTAACTATAGACGAATTCATTGATAATATGACTGCAGTTATTCCAATCATTGCATCTACTACTGGATACTCAAAACAATACGTAATGCAGTTTGAAACTCCAACGAATATCCCAACAGCAACAGCAACAATATAATTTAAATCTACACTTCTTTATACAAACACACATGTACTTCTTCTCCAGTGCATTCTGACAGACTGATTTAGTTTCTCAAATGCACGGTTTAGGTTTTATTATTTAACAAACTATTATTTTAAAATACTATTTTGTTTACTATTTATACAAAATATCACCCCCTTTTGTTAGTTGTAAAAAAAATAATTATTTGTTATTTACGATTGTGCCTCTTGATTTTAAAAATCGTTCTGTGTCCTCATGTGCGCTCAACGATAAAAAATAATGCAAAATGCAGTTAGGCTCTCAAGATAGTACACATCAATTTTATTATTTTAAAATATTTAATTAATAAATTAAATATTTTTTGGTAGATAACTATTCTTCTAAATCACTATCTATCGCAACATCTTGTGTTTCTAGGGCATCTTCCTTGGTATACTTTTCAAGATATCTATAAATTCGGTTTATATCTAATTTTGTAATTTCATAATTTTCAAATAACGACAATATTTCTATATCGGTATATTTATTTTTTAAATCTAAAAAATATGCATACATATCTTTTTTATCCATTCCTAATTGTTGACACAAATGTTGTACAAATATAGAATTATTATATTCTGTAGAATATTTTGTTAGTACCTTTGTAAATCTAACCTCGGTTGGATTAAATGGTACTGCATTTGTTGCAAATTGTTCGTGGTATAATTTATTGTTTTTAAATGTTTTAATTAATGAACTCATCTCATTAAATTGCCATATTTGTTTTTGAAATGTAATCCTGTCGATATAATCTGAAAAACACATATTGTCCAATATATTCAAATAAAACGGGATAGACTCTTCTTTACTTACTTTACTAAGAACATCAATTATATTTTCATGCCATAATAACCCTACAATTGTTCTGTCGGTTTCATTCATTATTGTCAAATGTTCATCTATACTATAATTATTATTTATTAATTTTTTTGTTATTTTTCTACTATCATCATTATACGATTTCATTACAAATATATTTTGTATATTATTCGGTTGCAATATATTTTCTTTTGTTTGATAAATTTTATAAATAGTATGTAATTTTCGTAAATCTCCTTGAATAAATGTAATCACATTTTCTTTTATATTTTCATCTATAATTGGAATAAGGCTGCTTATTACAGTTGCCATTTGTAATTTAGTTGGCGGTTTTAACTCTACAACATAACAAACCTTCATAAGTTCTTTAATTTTTTTGTCAATATGATAATTCCCAATGCATATAACCGGATTTAACGTTATTTCTTCATTTCTTTGTTTTTTTGTTCTTTTTGGTCTAATTATTTTAATTAATGAATTTATCCCCCCCTTATCACCATTATTCATTCCATCAATTTCATCCATCACAATAGCAATTCGTTTTATTTTCTTATTAAACATGCTCATAATGTTTTTATCAGACATGTTATGTTTTGTTAATGTGTCTATTATTGATTTGTTCCTTATATCTCCAGCATCATATTTAATAACGTCATACTCCAACTCGGCAAGAATATTAAGGATAAATGATGTTTTGCCTGAACCAGGCTCTCCATAAATATATATTCCTTTTTTTGTATTTAAATTATTCTTATTATTCTCAAAATCTACAAGAAACTGTTTTACATTTGCAACATCTTGTTGCCGTTGTAACAACTCATTTATATTTATATTTTCCATTTATCTAATATATGTCACATAGTTCTTTTTATGTTGGTTTTTATACAAACCATTTTTTATTAATAATTGTATAATCAATGTTTTACAATGCGGTGATTCATATTCAATACAATAGGATATTAAAAAATATATATAATTCATATATATCGATTGTTTATAATAATATTGTTTTATTTTAAGCCATCGTTCATAATTTTCAACTAATATATTTGAAAAAACAAAATCATTGTCTTGTCGTATCATATTACGATAATATATTTCAATATTTTGTTTACTAATATATGGCTTTAATAACACATGATTTGTTATATATTCTTGTTTTGATAAAAACATTGTCGTTATTTTTGGAATATATGATTTAATAATATCAATTATACTATCTGGTAAATTGCAAATATTTATAAATACTACATTTACATTGCACATTAATATAATAATTATATATTGTAGTTTTACATTATATAATTACATTATTTCTAACATATTTTTATTACATTATTTATTGGGAACATTATTTATTGGGAACAAGGATTATTAACTCCAGATGTTATACCATCCCATGTTACATTGCATCCTTTAGACCATTTATATTTAGAGCAGTTACCGGACGAACCATTAAATGGGGGTTGATTAAAATTTTTCGGGTTTTTATCTGTTTCGCTTGGTAAATTACATGTTCCCAAATGCTGCGAATTAATACATTCACTTCCATTTCCTGAAATATCAATCCAATAATCAGGACATGCGCCAATTATTGGTGGCCAATTTTCTTTTGTAGATTTACTTAGTGCTATCCCTATTATAATTAACATTATGATTAAAATAATAATTGCAATTATTAATATTATTTGTTGAAAATTCATTGGGCTATATAAATTAAATATATATATTTTTTTTATGAGTATATTATAATATGAATAATACTATAAGTTCTAATGGAAGAATTGATATAATCGATAAAGCACAAGGACCTGATATTTCAAGCCTATTTAAGATGTATGATAAAATACCAGCAAATCAATGTGTCACATTTCGAGAACCTACATTAGGACAATGGAACGACACTCAATTATCAGATTCTTATTTTTCTAAAGAAAATATACAAATTATACAAAATGGCATTAGAGCAGGAGTATACCAAAAATCAAATAGCCAATATACAATTGGACCACAAGATTGCGATTCCTTAAAGATTGTCATGAGAAGCGTTTTTTTACAACACGCCGTCAATTTACCAAATAATATTTCAGGACAAGTAAATGCGCTAAATCAAATCGTTTTGGATTATTGCATTCATAGTGTATATTCAGAGGCACAAGGATATATGAAATACTTATATGATGTTAGCACTCTGGCAGTTCCCATGGCGACCCCTATATTGGCTAAACAGTATGATAGAAGAGATACCAAATTACCTAAATGGTTTTAAATTATTTCACATTAATAAAAAAAATGGTTGAACTTCAAAATATATGATAAAAAAATATATAAAATGTATAAGTCTATTATTTTATCTGCTTGTGTATTCGGGTCATTTTGTGTATTCGGGTCATTTTGTGTATTCGGGTCATTTTGTTTAGTTTATTAAACTTATTTGGGTGGTTGGTTGCGGTTGCGCCAATACTTTTTTAACCATTTTTGTTGTATTTGGCACCCTTTTAAAGGTTTGTTTTTTTATTTCTCCCAATTGTGATTTTTCACGTTCCTTTTGGTATTCAATATATTCATTTTCCAATAACTGCAATTCAGTTATCCACATTTGTTGGATTGTGGTTTCATTCAATGCATTCAGTTCTGCCAACTTATTAGCATGCTCTTTATTCAATCTTTCAATGTTTTCTTCCGATACTGAATCCATCGGCATTTTTACTAAATATTTAAAATCTATATCATTATCAATTGTATCATACTTCTTTTCTATCATCATGACAACTATTTGTTCCTTCTTTTTATTTCTTAAATCAATTGTTCCATTTAACAATTCTTGAATATATTTTGATTTATTAGATAAGACCATTAATTCTTTTTCTACATTATTTATTAAATATTCTCTTCTGTTGTTATAATATTCTAAACGAATCTCAAAATAATCATCCAATATTTCTTCAACCGCATCATACTTTTTTAATTTATCCTTAGAATTAAACATATTCATATTTGTAGTTGAAGAGCTGGTGCACAATTTTAACATTTTTTCTAATCCATTACATCCATTTTCACCATGGATTGATTCCAATTCTAATAATTTTCCTTTACTAAATGTTACAATAAATTCAACAGTTGTATCCTTACTTTTATCATCATATTCTTTAATAATTGGAATCATTTTTTTACCATCCTTATCTTTGTCGTTTTGCAAATCTTCCAACAATTCCTTAAAATCTTCTGTCCAAAAACCAATCGGCAATTCTGTCACTACAAGTTTATCTTCAGCAATCTTTTCATATAATCCTTTAAACATAAATTTGCTATCACTTATTTTAGTTATTTTACCAGTAAAACCCTCATAATAAGGCAAGAAGACGATTTCAGATATTGAAATATCTTGCAATTTATACTTTAAATAACTAATAATATCCTTTGGATTATAACATAATATTTCAGTACTAAAACCAGTTCCTATTCCTTTAGAACCATTCACTAAAACCATTGGAATAATTGGAACGTAGAATTGCGGTTCAACCGGCACGCCGTCATCATTTAAATAATTCAAAATATGGTCATCTTGTTCTGGAAATATTAATCGAGTCAGTCTTTCGAGTCTTGTAAAGATATATCTGGGCGATGATGCATCTTTGCCTCCCTTAATGCGAGAGCCAAATTGCCCTCCTGGAACAAGCAAATTAATATTATTTGAACCCACAAAATTTTGAGCCATCCCAACAATAGCCTGATTTAAACTCTCTTCGCCATGATGATAACATGAGTGTTCCGACACATAACCACTAAACTGAGCCACTTTAATTTCAACCGTTAATCTTTTTTTAAAAGAACTAAATAAAATTTTTCTTAAACTAATTTTAAGCCCATCCATTAAATTAGGAATGCTTCTATCACAATCATATTTTGAATAATGTATTAATTCTTTATTGATAAAATCTTCATAACTTATCATTTTTTTACGAGTATCTACATAACTATGCCTGTTATATACTGTTTCCAACCATGTTTTTCTGTCATCTGACCGTTTTTTATTAAACACCATATCTATCGCATCATCGCTGATTTGTCCATTATACTCAAAACCTACAAACTTTTTTTCTTCAAAATATTCAACAAATTCTGTCTTTGTTGATGTTCCAAGTCCTTTATAATATTTCACATTCCACCCCTTTGAATCATTCTGAGTTTTCCAATCTTCATATTCTCCCTCGTTATAAAACTTTAATTCTTGTGTTCCTTTTTTTGCCTTTAAAATAGGTGTGTTCATTGAACCAATAAATCCGGGAATATGGGTTAATGATGACCATTCGTTTTGAAATAAATTAATACATAATCCTTTAATATGGGACCCATCTAAATCTTGGTCTGTCATAAATACAACCTTGCTATATCTCAAACACTTGTTTACATCCTCAATTGAACTATATTCTTTTCCGGCTTCCAATCCCAAAATCCGTTTTATTTCGGCAATTTCCTTATTTTCAGAAATCCGCTTCATTAGTTCCCCTCGAACATTCATCACTTTACCCTTTAATGGATATACGCCAATTATATTTCTATCTTCAGATGATAACCCCGAAATAACACCGGTTTTTGCTGAATCTCCCTCACATAAAATTAGCATACTTAAATGCGATTTATCAGTTCCCGCCCAATTTGCATCTGTCAATTTTGGAATGCCTCGTATAGATTTACTTTTTGTTCCGTCCATTTTTTTTACTGCCTTATTTTCTTTTACTTCTGTTAATGCACATGCCGCATCCATTACACCCATCTTTGCAAGCTTCTCGATAAATTTATCCGTCACATCACATTTTGAACCAAATTTAGCCATCGGAGTATTCATAAAGTCCTTGGTTTGGCTATCAAACGCTGGATTTTCAATATCGCATCTAATAAATAAAATGAGTTGCTCTTTAATACTATTTATATTTACCCTTATTTTCTTCTTCTTTTCAATAAAATCTGCAACTTTTCTTGTTATTTGATTTAAAATATATTCAACATGTTTTCCACCTTTTGATGTATATATACCATTTACAAATGAAACTTGTATAAATTCATTCGACGGAGTTAATGCTACCGCATATTCCCATCTATCATTTATAGATTCATATACTCGTGGAGATGCCGTTTTATCCCCAATGTACAAGTCAATATAATTCTGAAAATTCTTAATGGGAATAATAGAACTATTATATTTTACCTTAATAGTCTTGTCTGTTATTGCAGAAATATCATACACTCGTTTTTTTAATAACGCAATCATATCTGGACTTAACCCAGTTATTCCAAGACGCTGATAATCGGGTTTAAAAGTTATTTTAGTATATGGCTTTGTCGTTTTTGCTTTTGTAATTGTAGGAGGACAAATTATATCCAAATTATTTTTAAATTCTTGGCAATATTTTAGACCTCTTATATGGTCAATTGTTTCAATGTATCCATGTGTTGACCATATCAATACTAACTTAAACCCAAACCCATTTTTCCCACCTACTATTTTTTTTTCATCTTTATTATAATTGGTCGATGTTCTAAGATGCCCAAAAATTAATTCTGGAACCCATACGTTATATTCCGGATGTTTTATAATATCAATACCATTTCCATCATTAATCATTACAATAGTTCCATCTTCTTGAATTGCAATATCAATATAAGTTACAGGCAACGAATTCGCAACATTTGAACTAACATTTGTCTGCATTCTTACAACATGGTCTCGACAATTTACAATGCCTTCATCAAATAATTTAAATAATCCTGGAATATAACTTATATTTTTCTCAATAATTCTATCATCTGTATCATTCATTATCCACACATCAGAGTCTACCGTTTCTACAGACCCTATATAAGTATCTGGATTATCTAATATATGCTGTTTATCGGTTTTTTGTTGAACATTAAAGAATAACTGGGTAGCATCTGGCGCAATCATGTTTTGGTATTTAAAACCATATCATTATTATTTATTTATTTCAATTTTATATTTAAAAACAATTATTATATAATTATTATATGTCTACTTATAATAATAATAGATTTACTCCAGGGAATAAAGCCAATTTAAAAAAATTAATTGCATCATCTTATAATTATATACAACAACAACAACAAGAGCAACAACAACAACAAGAGCAAGTTATATGCGGATGCATACACCAACAAGCAAATTTATTAAAACAAGGATATAATGACCCTAGCCAAACCGAAAACGCACGAATTTCACAAATTTTAACCGGAACTTTAGGAGGAAAAACAACATATGGAAATTTGAATCATCCAGTTATATTGAATTATTTAGGAGGTTCTCCTGGGCAACCTGGCGGATTACCCAAAGCCCCCAGAAATTCGTTTTAAATAAACAACAATAACAAATATAAATATAACAAATATAAATATAACAAATATAAATATAACAAATGTAAATATAACAAATATTATTATTTTAAATAATAATATTTTCTTCTTTTATATTATAGAATGAACAATATTGGGTCTCGTGCAAGCGTATGGCATGGCAACGCAAAACATACTTCTGGAGGGCTTACTAAAAATAATTTAATGATGAATAAAAATGGACGCATTGTTTCTAAATCTAAACATAATACAGCTAAAAAAGAGATGCGTTTGGTTAAATGCGGGTATGGCACAAAACGTGGCAAGTTTGGGTTCGTTAGAATTAAGCCTACAAGAAAATGCAAAGGTTCCAAAAAAGGAGGAGGAGGAATGAGTCAATTATATCCTGCAAATGTAGGAGGTTCTAGAAGAAGAAGAAGAGGAGGAGGACCATTATATCCCGCAGATATAGATGGATCCGGCATTACGGTAGGAACTGGACAGAGCGGTCCTCTTACTCAAGCATTAACCGCCGGAGGAAGAAGAAGAAGACGAGGTCACCGTGGTGGAACTACAAAACCATTTGCAGATTTATCTATGAATGCACCATTAAATATGGCGCTAACTCATTAATACTTATATCTTCACTTTTTAACCACTCTGAACTAACAAATTTTTCAAATGTAATAAATGCAGATAATTTAGTTAATATATATTTTTCGAAAAAAGATTTACTTATAATTATAGTATTTTTTTTCTCTATTATATTTTTAGATTTCATATATTTTTTATAACTATGGTATAATTCATCAAATGAAATTAATTCTATTGGTGCTGTTGATAATGTTACTGATATACTTTTATAATATATTAAAAATTCAGTTAAATCATCTTGTTTAGACCACATGTTACAATAAATATTTGTTATATATTTATTATCAATTACTTCAACTTGTGGAGAAAAATAATGACAAATCATTTTTATAATTTCATTATCTGAAATATTTACTTGACTCCCTGTTTGTTTATATAAGGTTGCTAATTCATCTATTTCAAATTCATCATCCATATTTTCATTTCCATCTGAAATGTAAATATATTTTTCCCAAAAAGTTAAAAAAGAACTAACATGTGGTAAAAATTTGCTTGTAATATTTGTAAAAAACATATTCCCATTTTCTATTATATTTGGTAACCTTAGAGATAATATTTGTTGTAAATTGTTACTATACATCATATTTGGAATATTTACACTTGTTAAATATAGTTTCCATATGTAATGCATGTTTTTCCAGCAAATCGATGTATGTATATTTGTAACAGCAACCTGCTTAATGCATTGTGCAACAAAATCATTTATTATAGTATCTATCGAGTTTAATTCAAAATAGAGTGCATGGTTTTTTACATTATTTTCAGCTTTTGCACATAAATAGTTATCTGAACTGGTATAATGTTCTGAATAATAAAACGCTACACATAATACATCTATTCCAATATTATTTAACATGTCCTTTATTATATCAAATGAAAATGTGTTTAACGGTTCATTTGTTTTAATTAACCTATATGATACTATTTTATGCGTATCGTGATACTTTGATATAAAGTTATTCATAATAGATACTCCTGTTGTAACATATGCAATCGAATCTATTAAACTTATCATTTTTTTGGTTGTCCCATTTACAAAAAATAATAAATTATCATTGTTTTTTTTTAAAATACAATCTCCTATAACTGTTAAAAAATATTTTGCTTCTGATTTACATTGAAAAATGGTTCCCAAAAATCCCAACACATTCTGAATAGTATGAGTTTCCGGAATAGATTTAAATAAACTATGTTCCTTTATTTTTTTAATAATATTCTGCTTTGTTTTATGCTTCCATTGAAGCAACTTTCCTTCCTCGGTAATTGTAGATAATAATGTATGGTGTATGTCATCATCTTTAATTATTTTATAATTTTTACCATCATATTCATAGTAAATATTATTAAACGGCATATAATAATATAAATGTTTACTTAAAAACACTTTATTAAAATTATTCTGTTCTGATAATAAACTATTAAATCTAACAATACGTTCTTCATGTCGTTTATGTTCTTGTTCTAATATAGTTGGTAAATTAGTTAAATATATTTGCAACCGATTTAAAATATACGAATTATCTTTATATTTAAATAATAAATTATTTAAATTGAGTTCTACAGCATTATCATGCATTATTATAGTATCGGTAACAGGCATTATTATAGTATCGGTAACAGGCATTATTATAGTATCGGTAACAGGCATTATTATAGTATCGATAACAGGCATTATTATAGTATCGGTAACAGGCATTAATTCTGTGTCCATTATAGTTTAGTTATATTAATAATATTATACTCTCTAAATTCATTTATGTTATATATTAATGATTATTATGATTAATTATTGCAATATTAATAAATACTTTAGATACATATAAGTATTTAAAGAATTTGCGTTTAATTTAAACTATAATATGTCCCAATTCATTAATAATACTAAAAATACTTCTATTGAAAATAATGTGTTAACCATTAAAACTGTTCAAATTGCCCCTTTTAGAACTCTTATGACAGCTCTTAAAGATATTTTATTAGAAACGAATATTTCATTTCAACCAGATGGCATTAGAATTATCAACATGGATAAATCACACACAATTTTAGTTCATCTTTATTTAGCCGCTTCTAATTTTGAATTCTATGAATGTAAAAAAGAAAAAATTATTATTGGCGTTAATATGTTTCATCTTTTTAAACTTATCAACTCAATCGATAATGATGATACATTAACAATTTATATCGAAAATGATGATTATTTTGACGGGATTGTTTCTCATTTAGGATTAAAATTTGAAAATGGAGATATTAAACAATGTAAAACACAAAAACTAAAACTGATTGAACCCGAACAAGATGAACTGGAAGTTCCCAATGTTACCTTTTCATCTATTATTAATTTACCATCTTCTGATTTTCAAAAAATTATTCGTGACCTATCCTGTATTTCTGAAAAATTAGAAATTAAATCTGTTGGCAATGAACTCATTTTTAAATGTCAAGGACAATTTGCCTCAGCAGAAATTCATAGGGCAGAATCAGATGGTTCCATGGGATTTGTTGTTAAACAAGATGCATCCAAGGTTATACAAGGCGAATTCTCACTTAAAAATTTAGGATATTTCATTAAATGCACCAATCTTTGTTCGCAAATTGAACTTTATTTAGAAAACGATTTACCCTTTGTAGTAAAGTATGATGTAGCCAGTTTGGGTTCCATAAAGTTAGCACTTGTACCTCTACCGTCCAACTAATATTTAAAAGAGTTGTGGGTTTGTTAGTTAGTTGTTTATTATTTTATAAAATATTATATAATAATAATAATATGTCCTTTACAAGATTTCATGACGACCCTGCAAGAATAACAAAACAACTACAACAACAAACTGACCAAGGACGATATGTGTTAGATGTTCCTGGAAATGGAGTGAAACCATGCTTTATGATGGACCCACACATTATTCCACAAAAATGGGGAGGAAATTTATGGACACATTCAACAGATATACAAAGTTCGCTTTTAGGAATTGATAGACAATTAAATAGAGATTGTTTTTTAGAACAAGATAAATATAAAAGACAAACCATTCATACTTCTCCCATTGATTATCCGACTTGTGATAGTTTTTTAACAACCGAACAATCTAGAACAATTATGCCTGCATGGACTGCCCGAGATTTAACACAAAATCATGCATATTTTTTATCAGAAAATCCACAATCTCATACTGAAATGCCTTTTCAAAATTATACCAGCTCTCGAATTTTAGAAAAAGATAATTTTAAAAGAGAGTATGATTGTTTACCACCAACTAACAACCAAATATATACTGTCCCAACTCAGCCAGGTTCAACTATTGGAATTTGCAATCCTTTACATAATTGTCAAAAAATATAAATACTTATTTATTGTTATTTATTGTTATTTATTGTTATTTATTGTTATTTATTGTTATCATATTTTTTATTAATTGGTTATTTTATATACTTTTTTTAAACCTATATATATAATATATAATTATGGAATTAGCTATACCATTACTTGCATTAGGAGGAATGTATGTTATTTCAAATCAAACTCAAACTCAAAATCATAACAATAATAATAACAATAACAATAACAACAATACAAAAAAAGAACATTTCAATAATATGGGAATTCGAACAAATCTTCAGTCTAGAAACAATGATTTACCAAACACAAATATTCCTCCTCAAAATTATCCAATCATGAATAATAAAGAATTGGTTGATACCATACAAGAATATCCGAATCCAAACATGGCAACAGATAAGTATTTTAATCAAAATGTATATGAACAAAAAGAACGCTCTGGCGCACAAATCGATAGCAATATACAACAAGTATATTCATTAAGTGGAGATTATATGGCGTCTTCTGAATTTAAACATAATAATATGGTTCCATTTGATGGCGGTAAACCAAAGGGACAAACATATAAAGTGAATAATACAGAAGTTATTTTAGATAACTATGTTGGTAATGGTTCCCAAGTTATCAAAAAAATAGAACAAGCGCCATTATTTAAACCACAAGATAACGTACAATGGACATATGGCACTCCGGATATGAGTGATTTTTTCCAATCTAGACAAAATCCAGCAACCAGAAACAACATGGTTAAACCATTTGAATCTATCAGAGTTGGACCAGGATTAAATAAAGGGTTTAGTGCTTCAGGAAGCGATGGTTTTAATTCTGGTATGGAAGCAAGAGATAAATGGTTACCTAAAACTGTGGATGAACTACGAGTTACTACAAATCCTAAAGAAGAATATTCATTGGCAACACATGAAGGACCTGCTGCATCTGCTATTAAAAATGTTGGAATATTAGGAAAGGTTGAAAAATATAGGCCCGATTCTTTCTTTATTAATTCACAAGACAGGTGGCTAACCACAACGGGAGCTGAAAAGGCGGGGCGTTATGTATCACAAGAAGTTCTTAAAACTTCCAATAGAAATGAAACTACTACTTATCAAACTGGCACCCCAAATGCTACATTAAAAACGGCAAGTTATGTACCTAAAAAATATGAAGAACCCAAAAAAATACAACTTGAGGGGTTTGATGTAGGACATTCAAACGCTGGAAGAGCTACTCCCCATGATATAAACCATACCAGTCTAAAAAGCCATACCAATTATACAAATAATCGAATGATGAATGTACAGCCAGAATCATTTGGTTCTGGATTTTCAAGCGCAATTGGAGCAGTTATTGCACCCATTATGGATATTCTAAAACCATCTAAAAAGGAAGAATATAGTTGTAATATGCGAATTTATGGAAATATTGGAGGAGACCCAGGGAATTATATTGTTAATTCAGGAGACGCCCCTAATACCACAATTAAAGAAACTACACTATATAGACCAAATGGATATATTGGTAATCAAAGCAATGATGCATATACCATTACCGACCAACAGCCAATTGCAAATCAACGTGATACTACAACAGGGTGTTCTCAGTTTAACGGGATGGGTTCTAATTACGGAAGTCGTCAATATGATGCAGATTATAGACAAACTAACAACGAATCGAAAGAAAAAAGCATTGTTGGTCGCACTAATGCTGGAAACACAAGCACCTTTAATTCTAATATAAATATGACCATGTCAAAACTTGACTCTGATAGAGATAATAATAGGTTATGGGCGCCTCAAGCGGTTATTCAAAATGGTCCGTCTGTACAAACATATGGTAAATCTAGTATGCCACAATATTATGATGAATGCCAAGGATGCAATCGCATTGACCCAACGCTGTTAGAAGCATTTGTTAAAAATCCATACACACATAGTTTACAAAGTGCCGTGTAATACGTAAAATATTAAATACGTAATATTAAAATATAAAAACACTATTTTAATATTAGATAGCCTTTAAATGTCATCATTACAAATTCATCAACAAATAAAAGAAAAATTAAAATATTTCCACGACAATCATAAAATACCTAATATAATTTTTAATGGTCCATCTGGGTCTGGTAAAAGCACAATAGTTAATGAATTTATTTCACTTATTTATAACAATAATATTGAAAATATTAAAAAAATGGTAATGTATGTAAATTGTGCGCACGGAAAAGGCATTAAATTTATAAGGGAAGAACTAAAATTTTTTGCAAAAACAAATATTAATTCAAATGGAGGAGATATCTTTAAAAGCATTATATTATTAAATGGTGACAAACTAACAATAGATGCACAATCCGCATTACGGCGATGTATTGAACTATTTAATCACAGCACACGTTTTTTTATTATTGTAGAAGATAAATATAAATTATTAAAACCCATTTTATCACGGTTTTGTGAAATATATATATCAGAACCCGAATATAATGGGCAAATTGTTAATTTATATAAATACAATATTGAACAAAAATACAAGTTATCAGATGTATATAATCTGCGAAATGATATTCTTAAAAAAGAATTACAAAAATCTGTCAAAAAAAACATGAGTGAATTAGAGTTGATTTTATTTGTGACTAAATTATATGAAAAAGCATACAGTGCTTTAGATGTTATCACATTATTGGAAGATGGAGCATTTACAATGTCGTATAATAAACGATATGAATTATTAATTGCTTTTAATAAAGTTAAAAAAGAATTTAGAAATGAAAAAATATTATTATTGTTTATTATAAATTTTATATTTTTAGATAATTCATTTGTATTAGAAAATATATCATTCATGTAGGCGCAATACATTATTTTATTTTTTTAGGGAGTGTCCTTTATTTCTCCTCCTTTTAATAGTTTTATTTCGTTTATATTTATTTTTAAGATTACCTCTTTTTTTGTTAGTTTTAGTTGATTTTTTCCCACCTTGTTGCATTATTCTATCTAACCATTCTCGAACCTCTGGGGTAACATCGCGCCTCTTAATGTTTTCCAATTCTAAACGAGAAAGCGACTTGTTATTATCTTTATATACATTAAATAACCATTTTGCTATATCCAAAAAGTCATTTACACAAGCCATAATAAATAGGTTTCTATCTTTTTGTTCTAAAACAATAGATGGGTTTAATTCAAATAATAATTTGACCATTTCTAAATGGTCATCTTCGCATGCAGACCTAATGCCAGTTTTAACTGACTTTAAAAGTATGTTGTCATTTGCTGGTTTTGAATCATATAGTGCTGAAACAATTTCTACATGATTAAATGTAACTGCTAATGAAAAGGCAGACTCAAAGTCTCTGTCTGAAAGTATAATAGGTATTGCTAAAAGTTGTTTAACCTTGGCTACATTTCCTTCCTCACAATACCTCAAAAATGCATCGATTGACATATAATATAAATTTATATTTTATAAATTATAAATTTATACTTTATCTTTACCAATAACAACCTCCTTGGATACATTTTTTATTATCTTTTGATAATTTTTAGTTTGTTCATCTTTAGTTCCCCCCGACATTACTTCACATAACATTTTCATATACTTGTCGTTTTGTTTGGAATTTGGGTCCAAATAATCCGTGTTTTTCTTCTGCCATTCAGTTATTTGTTTAATATTTTTATTAGCAATATATTTAATCGCATTTGTTATTTTATCCTTTGTATCATTATCTTTTGTCCACTGGTCTTCATCTTTTATATAAATAACATCTCGTTTTAAATCACTGCAATGCACCGGGCGTTTACATATGTCAAGCTGGTTTAAACCATCTATGAAAATCCGAGATATACCTTCCACATAACCAAGCCTTGATGTATCTTCAAGGTCTTTAATACTTAATACTAACGATTTAATAAAATCTGTAATATTAAGTGCATCTTTACATTGCTCGTTTAAAAACACGTTTATACTAAATTTATTACTGGTGTAATTACTGTTTATTGTTGTGTGTGTCTGCGTTTGCTCAACAAGTTGTTTATTTTGTTCCATAAGTTTATTATTTTGGTCTGTTAGTTGCTCAACAAGTTGTTTATTTTGTTCCATAAGAAAATCCTTAAATTGTTCATCCTTTTTTATAACATTTAATAATATTTGTGCATTATCGTCATACATGCACTGTTTACTATGTTTCCATAAGCCACTTTTGGATGCATATTTATGCCCGCATTTGTTACATTTATAATTTATACTTTTTATACTTGTTGGAACAAATGTATAAATATTATGTCGTGCAGTGCCCATATGTTTGGTAAAATTACACTTAACAGACGTTGTATAGTCACACGATTCGCATATAAATAATTGGGATGGTTTTTTCTTATACTTTTGGGTTTCCAAAAGTTCCATTGTACATGTCCGAGACAAATTATGAGCGTCAAAATCCAGTTTTTGAGATGTTGTATAGTCACAGGTCGAACATTGAAATAAAAATTTATACTTTTGGGTTTCCATAAGTTTCTTAAAGTATAAACAGAATATTTTTTTAAGTCACTTTTTATAAAAATTTATAAATTTTATTTTTATTTTATCATAACAACTTTTTTAAACACATATATTATTTCAAAGCATTAAGCTCTAAAACCCAAAATTGAATATTTTTTTTCAAACCTTTCTTCCATAATTCACTTTTTGGACATTTATAAATGTCCAAAATCGAGTTTTGAAAATCCCCTTTAATGATAAAAAAGCATATTTTCCATTAATAGCCTTGAATATATATTATTTTATTAAAGTATTTAAAGTAAGATGGTATTGGTAACAAATAAGTTTAAAAATATGTATAATTGAATAAATGCATGTATAATTAGTTAAAATACGTTTTTTTTAAAATACATTAATTACATTATGGATGATTTTAATGTTAGTTCGTTGCATGAATCAAAAAATGAATGGGGTGCTCGATTATTAATTATATTAACTCCTTTAGTAATTGAGGGGTTAAAATCTATTTTTGATGAATCTTATAAATTATGCAAGGATAATGGAGAACTTGATAAATATTTAATGACTTATCAAAATTTTATAGCACGAATACCCAAATGGAACTCTAATATTATTGAACAAGAACGTAAAAGAATTATTGAAAAAAGTGGGTGCAGTTATTTAGAAGAATTAGTAACATGTATTCATATTATTCAATTAAAATTATTAACTGCAATGCGTGTTGGACAAAAACAAAAAAAAATAGATATTAAAATACCAAAGTTGGATGATTTTATACATAAAATGTATATCAATGTAGCTAGAAAGGTATATAAAAATGTGTACCTTTTCGAACATAATTTGCCTCCATTGCAAGTACAAAAAAATAATAGAGAATTAGAAATTATTGTACAAGAGTGTATATTAAATTCAGTGAGAGATAGTATCCCCATTGAAAATATTTTACGAGCCTATATGGATGAAACTGTTGAAGAAGAGGTAATTGAAGAAATTAAAGAACAAATAATAGAATCGGTTGATAAAGCAGAAGCTGTTGTTATATCAGAGGATACAAAGGATATAAAAGATATAAAAGAAATAAAAGAAATAAAAGAACCCGGAAAACTTACGTTTAATGATATAGACAATGTTTATACTAAACATGGAACAGAAGAATTAATAAATGCTCCTAAAAATATTGAAAGACTAGAAGAAATCAGCGCATTAAGAAATATGCAACGAAAAATAGAAGAAGAAACTGCAAATAATGACGATATAATAACTATTTCAAATGAAGATATTACATTAGATGAAATAGATATGCACGATTTTGGAAAACCAGTTATAAATCCGAATACACTATTTTTAGATGATATAGAAATTTTAGATTAATTCGTTTATTTATTTATTTATTAAAAATGTAAAAATATATTGTATTATGGATAATATATTTTTAATAGCAGGGGTTATATCTATTATTTTTTTTATTGCAACATTTTTAGAAATGAAGTATGTAGAAACAGAAGACAAATCTGTAAAAATTTTAATACGTGATTCGTTGTTAGTTTACATTTGTGTTATTGTTGGCATTTTTATTATAGAACAATTGCAACCAGTAATTAATGAAAGTAGAATTAGTAATCCAGTTGCATTTATTGATAATCCACCATTTTAAAATATGTTATTTTAATATTATCTTCCAGTCCATACTTTAACAAATGGACGAGGTACCTTTTTATTATTAAAATCTTTTATATAATGCACGTATTTATAAACAAATGAATTTGGAAATTGTTTTATATTTCCAAATAATGATTTAATAGTATATAATCCAGGATATTCCAAACAAAATAATAAGCCTAATATTCTTTCTAATCCACATCTATCTGTTCGATTGCGTATAACATGTACCAATCTGGTAATATGATATTTATTCTCTAATAAATCTAAAAATTTTAAATTTATATATGATTGAGACCCAAAACATAATTCAAAATGTTTTGTATTTATTCCAAATGTTTCAATTTGTGATTGGTTTAAATGGTTCATTATATACCCAGAGTTATCAAGTACTGAAGCTATGCGTAATAAATTTGGTAAATTTTCTTTATCATATGCATGATGCCATAAGGGCATTACTGGAAATGTTAGCAATTCAAATGGTATATGTTTATGAATAAATATACTATCATGTAAAATAACCGCATTTTTAAACCATCTATATTTTAAAAAATATATATATGGTAGCAATTCTCCTCTTCCTGGATATTCTGATTCAATAATGGTTACGTTTTTATAATTAACTTCAGATTTAATATATTTTTTTTTACTATTATCATCAATAATTATGATTTGCGAAAAGGGATAAAATGTTCTTATTAATTTAATACTCTGGTTCCAATAATTGTTTGTTATCGCTGAATTAACATGTCTTGTTATTATAAAACCAAACATATTGTTAGTTTCAATTACTACGTTGTTTGCATTATTTATATTCATATTCATATTAATATATTATTATAATATTAATATGTGTAAATTACTTATTACTTATTTATTATTTAATATTTTTTATTTTTATATATAGCACGGCAAAGTGTCTATATTAAATATAAACTCTCCTTTTAAAACATTTTTATGCGATACCACAAATTTACTAAACTCTGGACGAAGCAGTTGTGCATGCGGAGTATGTTTATGAACACATCGTGCAATCATTTTATATAACTTAAAATCGGGGTATCTCTCAACACCATTATTTTTATATAACATATTAATTCCATTATCATCTATACACCAGTCAACTATTAATTTAACAATTGGTTCGCGTTCATTCAGATTGTGTTTAATGCTTTCAAATTCATTCACGACATAATCAAAAATAGAACACGCTAATCTGCACAAATCAAAACTGAAATTAGGGTCTAATCTTGGTTTTTTATTATTAAAATATGGCTCTGTATTATATTGTGTTGCTGCATCTCCAGATGTTTGGAAACTATCGCTACAAAATGTTTTTCCATTAAACTTGTAAATGGCTCTTCCAAAATCAATAATTTTAAATATTTTTCCAAATGTTGGAACTTTATACGTTTTGTCTTTGTATGTATAATATAAAAATTTTTTGTTTGTTGAAATGTACATTATATTACTTGTATGCAGGTCATTATGAGTGAATGCAAAAAGTTTTTGATATGTAATTAATATCATAATAATTTGCATTAAGGCTGAAAACCATTCATCAGTTGTTAGTTTTTTAGACATAATTAAATTATCAAATGTATCTTCGCAGTGTTCTGTACAAATAACTTGAACTGGAAATTTGGGAAATGTTGCCCATATTTCTTCTTCTTCTTCCTCTTCTTCTTCATTTTCGCTGTCACATGATTCCCAGTCTTCATCTTTTGTATCTTCATTTGTTAATAAACTTACGTCTCCTACTGGTCCATCTAATTCGGCATCACTTTCAATTGGACAAGCTATACAATTATCTGTATCTTCACTATTTAAATCATCGTCGTTTGTATGGGATGTTCTGGATGAACAGGTTGAGCCAGAATTTAAACTTTCAGTTCGTTTTTGAGTATTAATATAAAATTCATTCGAATTTGTTATATCTATTAAGTCTATTTTCATGTCTTGTATAGCGTCAAGTGTAATAAGTCGTTCTTCAAAAATGTTTTCAAATATACTATCATCGATTGAATCAAATGATTTATTAGATATATTTTTAATACTATTAGAGATGATAAGTGAAGGTAACGGAACATCTATATTTTTACTTATTAAATGCGAATAATCATCTACTTTAAATAATATATTTTGCTGTTTATTAAAAAAGTCAGAGTGTATTAAATAATCAATGTCGTCAATTATATTAATTTTATGGTCATTTTTAATAGCTAAAAATGAACCATAATAATCAATTCCATGAATAAATTGATGTTCGTGAAGTAGCTTACTGGTTAAAAATGAAAAAAAACCATCAACATATGATAAATTATTTGTATCTATTAATTTAGGATGTATTTTTGCGTTTTTATTAAAGGTAGGTAAATTAAACAATTCGGGGTCAGAATAATTATATTTGCCTACAAGATATTTACATGGGTCTAATAAAGGTGCTAATTTAATAAATACTTTTTGGGTTACATTGAAAGTGTCGTCGTCTGATAAATTTTTTAATTTGCACATAAATGAGTTATCAGAATCTTGTACAGCATTGATTATATCAGACATTGCCCAAAAATGATTTAAATTTACAGAGTTATAGTTTTTATCATTTAAAGAAAAAAACCTGTCATAAATAGGTATATAATTTTGAACATTTGTTAAATTAAGATTTTTGTTAGTTTGAAATTTAGTAAACAGTGTTGCATTTTTTCTTTTTTGGTAGTTAATAGAGATTGCCATTAGCTAATAAAAAGATTAATATATATATATTTTAACTCATTTTATTTCTAAACTATTTTATTTGTTAGTTTTATATTATCATGATTTATTTAGAATAATTAATTGTATTAAATTTATTAAGACATTACATTTTATTACTAACAATAAAACATTAAATTATATAAAAATAATTCACAAAATAAATTATACTAATGGAGAAATTATAAAATATTATGGACTTCAACCTCCGATTTTATAAAAAATTGATTTGAAAAACTAATTATAATAAGTATTACAAATAAACAAAATGACAAAAATAATTATTCAAAATTTAAAATGGTGTGTTGGAAATGAATTATTTAGTCATTTTCAACAAGAAAAATATATTAAAGGATTAATTACATTATACCAATCATCGCAAACAGAATGTTCAAGGTCTTCTGGTTTAACTCCTGAAGTAGGTTCATCAAGAGAAAGAGATTTAATCGCATCTTTAGCAAGTAATCCATTATTAGATGTAAATTATGATATTTCAAATGAAAAAGAGGAAGATGTTAAAATAAATAATAACAATATTTCAATAAAACATTCATCTAATAAAAATAATAGTCAAAGTGGTATAAAAATAATATGGACTGTAGATATTGAAAAAAGGAATGAATTTCTAAAACATTTTACTTTTAAATGTGATTTAATTATTGTATATGTTAGATTTGATAAAACAATAGAACATGGATATATTGAAATTATTTATATTAGTCGTAATGAACTTATACATCAACAAACAAATAGTAATATACGAAAAGAAATAATATTTAAATGTTTAGAAGGTAATAGTAGAGGTATTGAATTTGATAAGAAGTTTTTTGAAAAAATAATGCAAAAATCTTTATTTCATATAAAAATAAATTTTAAAAATTTTAAATGTGATATTTGCAATCCAATTTTAAAAAGATTAAAATTATTAAATTTAATATACTAATAATATACTAATTTTAAAAATATACTAATAATATACTAATTTTAAAAATATTCTAATAACAATTCTTCAATTTTATCTGCTACAATATATGCTAATAATGGCGGAACAGCATTTCCTATATATTTATAACTTGTCATATCTTTTTTTTGGTTAAATATAAAATTTGGTGGAAATGTTTGTATTAATCCAGTTTCACGAATAGTCAATCTTCTTTCTGGTAAATCATGTTCAGTTGTATTAATTCCATTTAAATGTCTTCTAAATTCAATATTTCCGTGATGTTCTGCTCTAATTGTTGGAGAAATACTATTTAAATTTATTTCTACTTGCCCCTGTCCCTTTTCCAATTTTTTCGCTTTTGAAAATGATTGTTGTGATATATCAGTTGTATCACTTGGTTCTAATAAATGATTAAAATATACCCCTATATTACAATTAATTTTATTTTTTGTAATCAAATTCCAATTTATATTAAGTTCATTAATTCTTCTATTTTTTGATATTCCAATAATTATTACACGCCATCTTTTTTGTGGAATACCATATTCATTTGCTTTAATTAATTCATAAGTTACATCATAACCTAAATTACTAAAATCACTAATTATTTGATTTATTGGGTTGTCTTTCATAGTCAAAAGCCCATATACATTTTCAGCAATAAATATTTTAGGTTTTACTTTATCAACAACCGATACAAAACTTTTATATAAGGTTCCTCTACTATTATCAGTTGTTAGTTCATCTTTTAAATTATGTGTTGTTTCACTATTAAATCCCTTTCTTTTTCCTGCGTGTGAAAAGTCATTACAATTATGAACACATACATTTTCAACAATATAACTATTATCATTTTCAACTTCAAAATTATAAACAGGTTCTTCCATAACTTCTATCTTGTTAATTTTAAATGGAGAAAACCACGCATAATTATTAGTAGTATCTATAAATGATGACATATTTTTTTCTTTCTGCATTTTTCCTTTAACTGTATAATTTTGTCGTTGATTTACTATTCTACCTTCAATTGTGGTAGTTTTTGGTAATATTCTTTTTGAAATAGCAAATATATGTCCTATTTTTAAATATAATCTTTGTAATCCAAATGCTAAATTATATGAAACTGTAGTAACTCTTATTGTATTATTTTTACTTATACGTCCATCTGCTTTTACATAACCATTTATAAATTCTTGTATAAATTCTTTTGGTGCGTCTTGAACCCATTCAGGAATTAATTTTCCACATGCGTATTTTCCAAATTGTTTTAAAATATTATACCATATAAAATCAGAACACCCAAACTTTTTACATCTTCCACTATTACAATTTTTATCCGTAATAGGAATAACCCTATCTATTCTTTCAAAAACTTCTTTTTCGTCTTTATTATTAATAGCAAATCTTATTTTATACATACAGCGTCCATCTTTTTTGTTAGTTTCTTCAATCAATCCATCGCCAATTAAATACCCCATAACAAACCAATAATCTAAATTATCTAATTTAATATAAATTTGTTCTTTTTTATATTGATTAATAACTTTTTCAAAAGTAAATTCTGGAACAATTACATTATTATTTATTGGCATTCCAAAATAATCGCACATAGTAAGTTCATTTGCTTTTTTCCAAATAGGATTTTCAAATATATATTCATATTTTCTTAATTTGTTATTCCACGTTTTTTTCTTTTCACGAATGTAAAATGGGTGTTCTTCAGTGCAAGTAATAATATTAGGATGATATTTAACATCAATATTAAATAATTTTCCAATATATATTTTTTTTTGGAAATTTAAAATGGATTGAAAATTTCCAGTATGAGTTAATAACTTATCACATAATTCTACACATTCAATATTTTTATAACCATGTTGTGTTAAAATTTTTGTACCTGTAACAAAACAAGGAAATCCTCCTATCACTATATCTGTTTTTGGAAAATTATAATTTTCACTTAATAATTCATAAATACTTTTAACAATATAATTACTATGTGTATTATTTAATTCACACACTTTTTTTGCTCCTTCTAAAATGTCATTTTGAAATACAACATTAAACATTTTAGGGATTAAATTAACAAAACCATCAATGTATTCATACTTGCATTTTATATTATTAGCGAAATCTGGTGATATTGAATTTTTATGAACTATTATATCTCCTCCAAACCCCATATCCATTCCACCAATCCCAGTAAATAATGATAAAACGCTATATTTTTTATCTGTATTTGTATTTAAAGATATACTTGACAACTCATTTATTTTTTTAGCGACAACCTTTTCAATCATTTCTTCAATTTTGCTCTCAAAAACACAAGGGGTTTTTTTAGTAGTGTGTTTGGTATAATGTCCCTTTTGGGTAAAATCTTTTCCGCATTTTTCGCAACTATATTTAACCATTTTTCGTTGTTATAGTATAAATATTATATTTTTAAATCAATTTTTTATAATTATTTTTAACCAATTTTAGTTAATATTTATAAACATTCTTGAATTTTGAAATATATTATATGTAAAAAGGTGTAAAAAATATGCAGTATTAAATATAATTACTTTACAAAAACATGTTGATTATAAGTAGTGGAATTTATGCAAACGAATTTAGAAATAATTGGAACCATATTTCAAAAATGATGAATAGTTCTACGCGTAACTTAATTTTATTTATTTTTACTGATAAATATAATGAATTTAGAATTAAAAAGATTTGATATGAAAAGTATTAGTTTTAAGCCAAATGAATCCAAAGGACCCGTTATTGTATTAATTGGACGGCGTGATACTGGTAAATCATATCTCGTCAGGGATTTGCTTTTTTATCATCAAGATATTCCCATTGGAACAGTGATTTCAGGCACAGAAGAAGGCAATGGGTTTTACGGCAAATTGGTGCCGAAATTGTTTATTCATAACGAATATAATACAGCCATCATTGAAAACATTTTGAAGCGACAGCGTCAGGTATTAAAGCAAATTAAAAAGGAAATGGA